AAGTGTGAATTCGATTCACCTGCTGCACTACTTGATGATGACGATGCACTTGAGAAGATTTGGAAACAAGAATACTCTTTGAAAGAGTTGATTGATCCAAGTAAATTTAAATCGTATGATGCCATCAAAGCACGATTGGATAAAGTTCTAGGTCTAGCAGGTACTACTTCACCAAGAACTACAGTTGAAGATAGTTCTCATATGTTTGAAACTGAAGTTGATGAGAAGCCTGTTGCGAAGAAAGCTCCAGTGAAAGCACCTTCAATCCAGGAAGATGAAGATGATGACATGAACTACTTTGCAAAGCTTGCAGCCGAAGATTAAACAGACTAGACGGTCTTGTTTAGCCCCGCCTTAGTGCGGGGTTTTTCTTTTATCCGTAAGATGGTCGTACATTGTGCATACCATACAATGCAGCTTGTACACTTGGATTGTTTATATCGTAGATATTTCCAGGAATAGATGCAGTGTGTCCTCCACCACCACCTTGTGCCAATTGCTGCTGATTGATTGTGGTGATGTTTGTTGATCCTGCTTGACCAGATAATGAAGCATTCATTTTTTGTACGTTAGTCAATGCAGATAGAGCAGGTGAAATACTTGATGGTGCTATCTCAGCAAACATACTCTTAGTGGTTTCTAATACATCTTGTAATTCTTTAGCTCCTTCTCCTTTAGTAAATCCTTGCAACATTTCTAATTCGGATTTAAGTTCATTAGCTATCAAACCAAATATGCTTTTTTTCTCAGGAGTAGCAGTTTCACCTAGAGGATTTTCTCCTCCAGATTGCTGAAATCCTTTAAACAATTTATCTAATTCTTCATTGGTGTTGGCTTGAGCCACCATGGTATCTCCTCCTGCACCAGAAGGTCCTCTCGCAAACATATCTGCTCTTTTTTCAGCATGAGCAGCCATACGTGGATTGTCAATTCTCTCCATTTTTTGTTTGCCTGTTGTTTGATCAATTACTGCTTTACCTTCCTTATCGACAACAGGTTTCGTATAATATCTTGCAGTACCTCTAATTTGTCTTTCTGCTTCTTCCATGTTTCCTGCTCGGACTGCTTTTACTAAAGCTCCTCCTGTAGGGAGCGTGTTTTCTCCTCCAGCAAAATTCAATTCAGCTAATGCATATTGTTTATTACCAGGTAATTTATCAAAAACATCTGCACCTATTTTTCTTCTTGCTTCCATCATGTGTTTGTTTATGTCCTGATAATATAAATCTAATACCTGTTGGTCTGTTAGTGGTGTGTTTCTATCTACTTTAACCAATTGGCCTTTGATGAACACACCTCCTTGTCTTGCTTCTTCGGGAGTTAGTTTGTGTCCTATTCCCACGGAATCAGTACCAAGTTCGGCACTTTGATAGGTTGTTCTTTTAAATCCTTCTCTTTCTTTGATAATAGCAAAATTTTGATTTACTACATCTTTAAATGACATATTCTCTGATGATTTTTGAGGAGCAACATTTCTTTCTTCAATCTTTTTCTTTGCATAGTCTCTTGCTTCATTCAATAATTCTGGTGTAGCTTCTTTACCGGTTTTTATATCTTTCCAAACTTTTTTTGTTCCCATAGCACCACCTTGTTGCATATATCCTTTTTCACTCATATATTTTGAAGCAAGATTATCTTCGGACATGTTTTCAGTGCCGTCGGATTTTTGTCCTCTAAATTTTTGTAGAGCTTCTTTTGCCTGTGGCGTTTTTGATGCCTGTAGTCTGCTTTTTGCGAATTCATCTACACTTATATTTCCACCTTGTTCGTTTATCCGATCGACATAGAATTGACTTTCTTTTTTCAATGTTTCAATGTCGCCAGCATCTGCTGCTTTTTTTAATTTATCTTCCATCTCTTTATAATCAGATCCAATTTTTAATGAAAGTCCAGTTATAGCAAGAGCAAGAGAAGTTAATGGATTCGCAAGAGCAGCCGATATAACTCTTGGAAGTATAGTTTCAACAGCATAAACAAATATTCTTCCTAATTGTCCAAGTCCTCGAAGCAAAAGTTGGGCGCCACCAGGCAACATATTGAATATGGTTTTTCCAAGTTTTGTTAATAATTTAGATAAAACTGGACCCAATAACTTTGTTAACCAATTTTCTTTTTCTTTTTTTCCTTCAGGTTCTTTCTTACCTTTTAGTGCTTCAAGTAGTTCTTTGTGTCTACGTTCTTCTAATGCTTTAGCTTCTTCATTCTTTTCTTCTTCAAATAATTTTTGTTCTTCACGAATTGTTTTATTTTCTTCTAATAATTTTTCATTTACTTTGACAGATTTTTCAATAGCTTTTTTGATATTATCGCTAGTCGATTTTAGTGTTACGATAAAACTTTCGTTAAAATTTTTTGTTGTTTCTATCTGTTCTTTTCTGTACGCTTTGTTTATTTCTTGTTCTTTTTTTGTAATAGCATAAACTTTGGCCAATATCATCGCCATAGAATCATTTGTTCTAACTCTTTCTTGAACCGATGGTGTTCTTTTTAGCTTCTCAGATGAACCTTGTTTTTTCAAAGTTTCATTGATCGATGATAACTGTCTACCGCTTGTCAGTAATGCTGCCTGTTGTGCCATTTTTATGCTCTCTTATTTGGTCTGTGCCTGTTTAAGTCTTTCATTTTCTTCTTTGATATGATTTATTAACATTCCAAGATAAACATCTCTTTCCCACGGAATCATATTCTCAATTTCCGTTAGACTATACTTATGGTGTTGCATTAAACTAAAATTTGTTGTATAATAGTTTTCCAAAGTATCATGACTAAAAATTACTCGAAAAAATTTTCAAGTCCTTCAAATTCAATCTTGTGATGATAACCACATTTTGAACAATCTACTTCTTTTATTTTATTTAACTTTGGTATGTTAGTAAAATAAGTTTGTATTTTTTCAAATTGATCTGCACTTAAATTTTCTAAAAATTCCGTAAGTTCATCTCTCGATACTTCTTTTGCATAATGTACCTGTTCACCATCATAAATGCATTCTATAGAATCAATTAGCAAATCGAAAATAAAATCTGACGCCTCACTTTCACCCTTTCCCGCTGCCTTTTGAATTAAATTGTACTTAGGCATCGTCATTTTAACATGTATTCTATCGGTTAATTTGATGAGATCATTATATGTGTCTAATCCAGATACCGTAATATCTCTCAAATTCATATCAACCTTCATTAGGTTATTGCATGTTTCATCATTAACAACATTTTTACATCTGAATTTGTTTTCAACGATTTCACCGACAGAAGCAGCTCGAATGTTCAAGAAAAAATACTCAACATCAAGCAAACTCATGTTTTCAATATCTACCTCGTCTAGACAACAGTTGTTTAATACTTGTCTAATTGCTCTCTCTATAGCATCTGGACTTTCTTCTGTAGCGGCCATCAATAAGATTTTTTGTTCTTTCACAAGAAAAGAACGATAACGAACTTTTTTCTTCAATATTGGTAATTCTAGTTCGTATACTGCCACATCAATTTTTGGTAAAGGCATTACAATCTCCTACATATGTTAAACAACACTCCACTCGCTGTATGCGAAAACTACCAGCAATTTATGGTATCCTTCTGCACCCCAATCCAAATCTAATTGATTTATTGCAATTGGGTATGCTTTTCTCAATTCAACTTCATATGTCTTTTCTCCTGCTAAATTGAACTGTTTTACATTTATCTTTGTTTGATACTCTTGTTTGAATTTTATATTATAGCTATCTGTTGGCTGTACTAACTTTAACCAATCATCAAATATTTTCTTTTCCAACATATCATCAGAAACGATGAACGTGAAAGATATATCTTCATATGATGTGCCATCTGGAAATTTTTCTGCGTAGCCATATATTCTTTGATCAGTTGTCATAATGGTTCTACTTGGCAACTGAGCATTTTCACATCTATATTTTAAATCAGCAAATGTTCCTTTATACGAAGAACGCAATCCAGAAGGTGGAGTAAATTCAACTTCAAATTTCGATGGACGAGCAAGTTCTTTTTTAAAATTTGATATTATGTTTGATATGGATAACATCTTAACCTTTTCTTATCTTTTGGATTGATTCTTTGAAAACTTTATTTTTTGCAATTGCCATGCCATCTTGCCTGAATCTTTCCACTGGCAAAAATAGAGCAGTTTCCCATTCATTTGGCTCAACTCTCATCAGCCTCGACCCCATTTGAGTGTACAAATAACGCTTCAGACAGGGCTCAAACGCCTTATATTTTCTAGATGAGGTCAAGATACTATAGGATATTCTAACCCTCTCAGGATCGTCATTTTCATTCAATACTGCCAAATTCATCAACCTATCCAAAAATGCGGCACGGTATACAATTGGCAAATAATGCAGGTTCAGACCAAGAAAACCGTCATTGTATCTTTTTAACATCAATACCAAAGGAAATACATCATAGTATGGCAAAACATCAGCATACTTTGGATCATAGTGAAAAAAGTATAGTCTACCCAAAAGAGGAAGTACGACTTTTCTTTGTCTCTCCCTAGAAATAGACATTATCTCATAATTTGGATTTCTAATGTTTCTGACTTTTTGCTGAAACCAATTAATACTCTCTTTGGAAAGCATATTGTATTCCAACTGAGAACGGTCTTTTGCTAGTTTTGTTAGTTTAGATTCCATGTGATATTTATGTTAAATTCCTAAGTGTTTTTCAGTGATTACTTTGAATTCCCAGCCTCGATCCAAACAATATTCTTCTGCTGCTTTCCATTTGGACTGATTGACTCCATAGGTCATTACTTCTTGCAGGTATTGTTTTGTGACTCTTTTTCTGGGTTTTGGTTCTTTGGTTTCTCTTTCGGGTTTAACTTCTATTATCAAAGTTTTGTTCCTTGTTTTGACAATGAAATCTGGAAAGTATCTATGGAATCTACCGTCAACAGGAGATTTATAAGGAATGATCAATTCTTCTGATCCCCAACTGAGAATATCTGGATTCTTGTCTAACCAGGACATGACACGACATTCCCATGATGATCTGTAGATAATATTTGTGTGATCGCCTATGTATTTTTCTGGGTTTGTAGGTTTGAATCTTCCTGAATATGCCATATAAATATACTTATTCCATCAATTAATTGTTTA